GTCCCGAGCGGCACGCAGGTCAGCCCGAACTTCACAACTTCGGCCTATCCGTACGTCAGCCGGGCGCTTCCGCGGAACCTCGCGGGCGTCAAGTGCGACGCGAACGGGCATCCGATCATCCACAGTCGCCGTGAGGAACGCAACGTAGCGTCCCGCCACGGCTACGTCAGGGCAGAGGACTGAACATGGACAGCAATGCTGAACCCATCGTGCAGGCCGACACGCCGTCCGACGGGACGGCGGAGCAGGTCGTGCAGGACACCGCGCAGGTCACGGAAGCCGTCGAGGCCAACTCCGATGACGACGACGCAATCCTCGCGAGGCTGCTCGACAGCATCGAGACGGAGGACGACAAGGAGGCAGACGTGGATTCGTCCGCTGCTCCCTCCGAGCCAGCCCCCGCACCCGATGCCCCGTCATTCGACCGTGACGCGGTCGCCAAGGTCCTGAAGAGGGACGGCGTACCCGACGAGGTCATCGCCTCGGCTTCTCCCGAGATCCTCTCCAAGTGGGCGGAATCGGCGGCGAAGCGGCAGAAGGACGTTGACTCGTACGGCGGTCGTCTGAAGCAGTTGGAGGAGCAGGTGTCGAAGGGCGCGCAGCAGAATCCACAGGTGCAGGACAACACGCCTGCCCCGTCGGAAACGCCTGCGGCGGCCGATCCCTTCGCGCAGATGGCGGCGGTGTACGGCGACGATGTCGTCAGTCCCGTCCGCATGGCCTTCCAGCAGCAGCAAGCGCAGATGCAGGAGCAACTGCTGCTTGCGCAGGCCCGTGCTGCCGATGTCTCGCTCCGCGTCCAGTACGGGGCCAAGGCCCCCGCCTACGACGCGGTCCTCGCGAAGATGTCGGAACTCGGGGCTGCAAAGCCGGGTGGGTACGCAAGCGTCGACGAACTCGCCGCCGCCGCCTACTCGGCCATCGTTGGATCGAGGCCGTCAGCGCCTCCGAACGTGCGTGCCAGCCAGCCGACGGCCCCCAAGGGGACCACGGCCCCGGTGAAGCCGCCGCCTCGGGACGCGGACGACGAGATCCTTGACCAGATCATGTCGGGCGGGGGCATCCGCCTCCGATCCGCTTCAAGAAAGTAAGGAGCAAGGCAAATGCCTTCGATTACCCAGTTCAACGACTTCATGCAGTCCACCGGGCCTGCGTACCTGAAGTCCGCCGATGCAGTCATCAACGAGGCCGTCAAGAACAACTACGTCCTCTCCCGCCTCCTCAAGGAGAAGGCCAGCGAGACGCTCGTTCAGGGCGGTACGTCCATCAAGGACGTGATCGTCTTCGACGACGCCTCGACCTACCAGAAGTACCAGCCCAACGACACGTTCACTTGGACGAACCCGCAGGTCACCGACACGCTGACCGCTCCGTGGCGGTTCTCGATGGACTACATGTCGTGGACCGATCAGGAGGTCGAACTCAACGACGGCGACGCCAAGACCATGTACAAGCGCCTCAAGCGCATCAAGGAGATGCGCATGTGGACCTCCATGCTGAACGGCATGGAGAACGACCTGTGGGCTCCGTACATCGGCAACTACGGCAACATGGAGACGGGCGGCAAGGAGCCCTACGGCCTCCCTGCGTTCATCACCGAGATCATCAACAGCGTCACCACCTTCGGTGAGCGCGGTGGCGCTCCGACCGGATGGACGAACGTCCTCGGCATCAACCCCGCCACGGATGCCCGCTGGTCGAACCAGATCTCGTTCTACGACCGTGCGCTCGACCACAATGCCGTCCCTGCGTCGTTCACCTACACGAACCACAACGCAGGAACCCGTCAGGTCGGCGGCCTGTTCACGGCGATGGACGAGATGTACCTGAAGGTGCAGTTCAAGGCTCCCCTGACGCAGCGTCAGTACTTCGAGGAGACGAACTTCCAGCGCCAGATGATCCTCGCGTCCCGTCTGGGCGTGAACACCTACAAGCGAGCCCTCCGTGCGTCGAACGACATGCTCGTCAGCCCGCAGGACAGCGCCTACAACACCCCGACGTTCTCGGGCATCCCGGTTGAGTACTGCTCCAACCTCGATGACGCTGCGATCTTCCCCGCTGCTGGCTCTTCTGTCAACGACAACAAGGCTGGTCGCGATGCGGCCACCCTGTCCACGACGGTCACGCTGTCGGAGACGGCGACCAACACCATCGACAAGGGGCCGCGCTTCTGGTTCGTCAACGGCCAGTACCTCACGCCGATCTTCCACAGCACCCGCTACATGAAGAAGCACGACGTGATGCGTCACCCGAACCAGCCGTTCACTTGGGTGCAGCCCGTCGATTGCTGGTGGAACCTGTTCTGCAACAGCCGCCAGCGTCACGGCATCATTGCCCCGCTTCTCACCTAATTACGAAACGGGGGCGGGAGCGATCCCGCCCCCTCAATCTCACAAGGAAGGAATACTCACATGTCGGTTCTTCTTGAAGCATCGAATCACGGAACGCTCGGCATTCAGCCGAATACTCTCATTCTGTCGTGCCGTAACAAGGATGCGTCCGCTATTGCCCAGTATGCACTCGTTCGTCTTGACTTTGCACAGACGAGCGAACAGCCCGGTCAGGGCGATGCTGCAGTCGGCTCTGCATCAACCTCCAAGTGGGCAAACGTGACTGTCGCCCCGACTACGACTTCCGCCTCTAGCGGCGGTATTTACGGGGTCGCGCAGGAAGCGATTGCCGTTGGAGGCGTTGGAAAGGTGATGTTCGCCGGAATCACGCAGGCAACCAGTTCCTCTCTGACCTATGCGGTTGGTGAGGCAGTCGGGCTGACTGGCAGTGCAATCACCGCCGGAAACGTCAGCAATGCAACGGTCACGACGAAGGTTGGCATTTTCGTCGGTACTGCTGGAGCAACCACGGCTCCTCGCATCCTGCTGAACGGCGCAATTTCCTTCGGAACCTGATTCGATGCACTAACTCACCACTGGCCGGGGAAACCCGGCCAGTGGAATTACCCATGCTCACCTACGGCGATCTCAAGAACCACGTCCTGCTTGCCATCGGCGGTCGTCCTTCGACGGCCTCCGGGCAGACGGTCGCGGAACGTCAGGCGGAGATCATCAACACCGCAGGGGAGCATCTGTTCACCCACCCGTGGAAGTTCCGGGAGGCGACCGCGACCGTCACTACGGTCGTGTCGCAGTCCTACGTCGCGCTTCCGTCCGACTTCGCTGAACTGACGCAGGTCTGGAAGCAGGATCAGCCTCTGTGGATCCAATCCCCGGAGGAAGTCGAGACGGCACGGCAGACAAACTTCCCGGATCTGACGTGGCGTGCCTACGTCAAGACGGTGCTTCCGACCACGCTTGCCCCGACGCAGTCGTTCCGTCTGGAGTTGTATCCGACGCCGACGAGCGCGGAGTCGCTGAAGGTTCTGTACCGAACCGGGTGGCAGTCGGTCACCAGTTCGACGGCAACCTCGGAGGTCATCTCGATCCCGAAGCACGTCGAGGCGACGCTCATCTCGTATGTCCGCGCTGTCGCGGAGGCATACGAGGACGGGCAGCAGAGCCAGCGGTTCGCGGAGATCGAGGCTGGCCCGATCTTCGGCGCGGCCAAGCAGAAGGACGGAATGGTGCAGAGCCATTTCGGTCAGGTACAGCCGAACCTGTGGCGTTCCGGAACCCGGAATGGCCCCGGATTCATCATCCTCAACCCAGTGCAGAATCCCTCGTAAGGAACCACCATGAGCCTTCTCGGAATGATGTCAACCGTCACCGCCACGCGAACCGTTCCGGCGGTACTTGAACTTGCGACCTCGTCTAACATCACGGCAGCGTCGTCTGCGACGCCACGAGTGGCTACGGCCACCAAGCCTACGACGACCGGAAACAGCATCGTCATCGGCGCGAACATGAACTACCTCGTGCTGCAGACGCTGAATACGGCATCGGTCGCCCTGACCTGCTACGCGATCGGCTGGACGTACTCGACTGCAGTGTCGCTCTGGATCCCCAAGTTGCTGACCAAGTTCACCGTGACGTGCAGCACCACGTCTGGATCAGCCGTCAGCAGCCTTCGCCCCGGTCGCGACTACCTGAAGAGCCTCGGCGACCTGAAGATTTACAACGGCGAGGAAGCGTCCTGCCCGGGCGGCTTCGTGATCATCGACCTCGCCGGAAGCGAGATGGTTGAGTTGCAGATGGTTGCTGCAAGCGGCAGCGCCAACGCCCTCATCGGGTTCATCTGATGCACGCACGCAACCGGACATGGCTGCTCGGCTCTGACCCGGTCGAGCGTTGTCGGCAGCGCACGCTCCCGGTGGAGGGTGGCGACGGCTCCACGCTCTCGCTGGACTTCACCACGGGCGTCCTCGACCCGCGCCTGACGTTCACGCGCAGCACCAACGCCACCTTCATCAACTCGCAGGGATATGTGGAGTGGGCTGGCGGAAACATCGTGCCGTACAGCAATGAGGCAACGACAACGAGATGGCCCGTGACTTCCGGCGTTACTTCTGCCGTTCAAGGGTCTACCGATCCGCTCGGCGGATCAACGGCAACACGGGTGCAAATGGGAAACGGATACCACGCCGCAAGGTGTGTTAGTCTCCCCGGTGGACTTCGGTACAACGGAAGCATCTGGATGAGGCGCGCAACCGGAACCGGAAACACGGCCATCGGATTCAGGATGCTGAACGAGGCTGGCGGCGGCGTTTCGGAGATGGTCGCCCAAGTCAACGAGAACTGGCAGCGTTTCTATCTTCCGGCGGTAGCAAATCCGACTACCAACAATTACGCCATCGGACTTGAAACGCGAAACGGAATCATCAGCGGGTACACGGGAAACAGCAGCGTCGATGTCTTGATCTGGGGATGCCAACTTGAGCAGGGCGACATAGCGCACACGACGGTTTCCACCACGGGTGCATCCAAGTTCGATACTCCCCGTTTCGACTACGACCCGACCAGCATCGGCACTCCGCGAGGGCTGCTGATTGAGGGAAGCGCGAACAACCTGCTGACTTACAGCGAAGATTACTCACAGGCTGTATGGACGAAGGTAACG